AGCCGTGATGTCCGTGGTGGAGGAAAGATCCAGCCCGCCGTAGCAGACGCGCCCTTCCAGATCGTCCTCGGAAACCGGGAACGCGCAGGCATCCCACTTGTCCATCGGCATCCAGCGCACCGCCTGTTTGACCCACTGGTTCAGCCGGAGCTGGCGGAAGCTGTTTTCCTCGGCAGGGTTCTGCTTGGCGGACTCACAGGCGGCTTTGACCTTGTCTATGCCCACCGTGATGCCGAGAGAGGGGTTGGCCTTCTTCCACACCTTGGGGTCTGTCCAGTCATCCCCCTCATCGGCGCCGTAGATGACCGGGTAGAAGGTGGGATCGATTTTCCGGCCTTCCAGGATG